TATCTTCGTAAGATGGGAAAAAAGGTATCTCCTGCCATAACAAAAGCAATGGAGAATATTCCAGATACAGCAGGAACAATGCTAGGCAGGCTGGGAAGACCAGCTTCTGCAGTTGGTAGAGGTATAGGTAGAGTCGGTTCAAGTAGAGCTGGTCTTCTTGGGGTAGCAGCAGTTGCTGGCACGGCAGGATTTTTATCAGAAGTTGCGCCTGCCACTCAAGATCTAGCTTTGGAGACAGCATTTGGAGACGCAAATGCAGATAGGTATTTTACTGGAAGAGACTTAGATACAAGATTTTTAGTCGGATCAATGATGGGTGGGGTTGGTGGTGGACTTTTGCAAGCATCAGCTCCAGGAGATTTTATTGCAGCCAACCCAACAGCCGGTGCAGTTGCAATTGGCGCAGGTGGTGTTGCAGGAGCAGCTGCTGGAGGTTTAATTGGCGGAATGATGTCAAGAGGCGTTAGAGGTGCAATGATAGGTGGAGCAATAGGAACCGCAGCAGGATTATCAAATAGATTAAATAATAATATGCAATTTTATAGAGAGTCACCATACTTCTCATCAGGCCAGACAGCATCTAACCTAAATGCTACAGGAGACATAGTTCTTGGAATGCACAACTCTAGAAGGGGATACTAATGATAATAGATCCTAATTAAGAGCAGGAGACACCACTTGCGTTTAGAATGATGGAGCATATACCAGGCGTTGCTGCATCAATGGGATTCAGTACCATGCGAGGTTCACGTACCATGATGTATGGTGGATTCATGGATAATGCACCGACTATTGCTGGTAAATCAAGGCAAGCTAGAAGAGCTGCAAGATTTGCAATAATGCAAGATGGAGTAATGTCAACTCCTGGCGCTGGTGGATTTTATGGTGGTGTCAGTGGAGGGGGAATTCTGGGAAGAAGGGCAACGCGAGCTGCAGCCGCAAATAAAACGCCATTTTTAAGATCTGCCAGATTAAATAATATTACAGCACGCCCAAGAGCATTAACTAGATTTCATTCAATGTCAGTTTTCTCAGGAGCCGAAGGAGTATATTCACCCTTTGCTGCCTCATCATTTTTAGGTAATACAAAATTTGGTAAAGGACTAGTTGACAGAGCTGGAATACAACTAAAAGAAGGTGAAAAAGCTTTTGGTCCAGGATTATTATCTGGAATAACAGCCGGAACAAAAGTAGATGCACTAGAGAGAAGAGCTTTAAAAGGTAGTTCTAGAGCTGCAGCCAAATTAACAACAATAAATCAATCAACCCTTAATCTAGCAAGAATGAACAATCCAAATCTTATGGCTAAATCAGCTGTTCAAGCTGCTAGACAAAATCCACGTTTTGCTGGACAGCAAATGTTACCAGCGCAACAAAGATTAGCTCAGGCAAGAGCAGCTGGATTTTCTGGAACAACCTTTGACTATGCTATGAAATCAGCAGTTACAGCTGAAGGTGTAGGAACTGTTGGAGTAAGAGGAAATCTAATGGCGTCTTCCCTCACAGGTGCATTCACATCTTTTGCAGCTGGATACGCCAGAGGAGCACAAGGATTTGGCGGTGTTGCCGGATTAACGGGTAGAGCATTAGAAGGCGCTGCCAGAGCAGAAGCTGCTTTTGGAAAGGCATTTGGACAGGTTTTTAGCGAAGCTGGATTCCAAAACTTTGCAAAAACAGAAGGTGTACAATTTCTAAGAAATACAGCCGGAAAAAATATAATTAGAGAACTAGGTATTAAAAATACTCTTGCAGTAGCAAGAAGTGGCGGTGGAATGGCATTGGGTGTAAGAGGTTTAGCAGCAGCTTTGCCAGTTGTTAATGTTTTAGCTACTGCATCCTTGGTGTATGATCTTGGTAAGATGGGTGGCGAACTAGTTAAAAGTGGAATTAATTTAGCGCGAGACGCCAATAGATCGCTTCAGGGGTCTATTGCAAAACCTGCTTTTGGAATGGGCTATAAAGATACTGAAGCAGCTGCAACATCAAGAGCAAGAGGAGTTATGGCTATTCAGAATTCTAGATTAAATGCAAGAAGCATGCTTGGAGCAGAAGGCGCTATGATGGCAGCGCATTACGGATAATTATGAGTATTTATACTAAAACACAACAATTTAGAAAAGCTTTAGAAAATCTATCTAGAGAAGATCTTCTGGAAATCATTCGAGCTCAAGATCCAGAATTAATTAAACAGATTAATAGAATAGAATGGGTTTTTGAAAATAAACTATCTCATTTATCTTGGAATGATGGTGCTCCAGTTACTGAAAGAAAACTAACAAATAAAGAACTTGCGCTATTGGTTGATGAACCATTCGAAGTTGACTTAGATTTATTGCAAGCCGGAGTTAGCGCAGAACATCAAAGACAGCTGCATGTATCAAAAGATTCTGTTGTTTGGGCAAAGCAATTCTTAGAAGCTAACTTAAGAGTATATCAAATTCTTATTTTAAGAGATCCATCACTAAGAAAAGTTCTTAGGGCCGGCCGTCGTTTAGGTAAAACATTTAGTTTAGCAATTCAGTTGCTTCACTATAGTTATACTCATAAAGATGGAAGATCATTGGTCATTGCACCAATGAAAACTCAAGTTGAATTAATTTATCAAGAAATACTAAGAATAGCTTCAAAGAATGAAGTTGTTATGAATTCAATAACAAGAAAAGTAACTAGTCCACAATTTATGATTCAGTTTTCCAATGGCTCAACTATTAGATTCTTTACCTCAGGAATGAAATCTGGAGGAAAATCAGACGTAGCTCGTGGACAGGAAGCACATTTAATTATTCTTGATGAAATGGACTACATGCACGCAGATGACCTAGACGCTCTGTACGCAATGCTTCAGAAAACCGCAGAAGATCAACCAGATAAAGTTATGATTGGAGCATCCACTCCTACTGGAAGGCGTGAAAGATTTTGGGAATGGTGTCGATCTCCAAGATTTACGGAATTTTGGTTTCCGAGTTACTGTAATCCTTACTTTTCTAAAGAGCAAGAAGAAGAATTTAGGGAACAGTATTCCCCCAGTGGATATAGACATGAAATTGAGGCGGACTGGGGCGAAGACTCTGAAGGGGTATATCCCAGAAAGTTTGTTGATCGGGCGTTCATATCTCCTTCATGGGACTATATTCCAGAAATAACTTCAGCTAGATCTTTTCATACAATAGGTGTTGACTGGGACAAGTATGGGGCTGGAACAAACGTAGTTGTAGTTGAAGTATGTTCTGAAAATTATGAAGACTATAGATTTAGAGGTAAAAGCAGAATTTGCTACAGAGAGGAAATAGCAAGGTCAGAATATACACTAACAAAAGCTGTCGATAGAATTATTGAACTCAATGAAAGATTTAATCCTAAGCATATATATGTTGATCGTGGATATGGAGAAGTTCAAGTTGAGTTATTGAGAAAATATGGAGTAGAAAATCCAAGATCTGGATTAAAAGAAAAAGTAAAAGGCATTGCATTTGGTGAAAGCATTGATGTTAGAGATCCATATACTAAATTAATGATCAAAAAAGAAATGAAACCATTTATGGTTGACAATCTAAGGCAGTTCTTAGAGAAAGAAAGATTATTAATTCCAGAATCAGACGAAGAACTATACATGCAATTGATATCTTATGTTGTTGTTAGAACAACACAAACTGGAAGACCAGTTTTTGAAGCAGCAGGCTCTGCGATGGATCACGCACACGACGCACTGATGCTGGCTCTATTGGCAATAACTCAGAACTATGGAGAATTTTCTTCTGGAAGTTACGCTACAAATACAGAGAGCTTCTCGAACCACTTTTTCATGCCCACCACCAAGGATGAAGATAATAAGAGTGCACCAATTATTGCTAGTGGTAGAGCACAAGCAATAAATCCGACAAAAGGATTTAGAAGAACAACAACTAAACAAAGAACAAGAAGAATGTTTTAGGATTTATTATGTCAGTAAATAATCAATCAAGTTACACAGATGTAGATAGTCAAATATATGGAGAATATAGATTTAGTGATTCTTCATTTGTTAACGAAACAGGTAATCAGGCATATAGTAAAACAGCAAGAAATGTTACAGGTTATTCTGGAACTTCTTCATATAAAGAAGTTTATTCTGTTCCTTTGGATTTCATCAGAAATCAAGCGCATACAGCTCATACAATAATCTCAGATACTATATCTGATATTGAAACAACAATGAGAAAAGTTTATATTGACCCTAGCGCTAATCACGAATTATTATTGTCTCATCAAAATCTTTGGAATCAATTTAATAAAAATATAAAAATAGAAAATCCACAACTAATTGAGTTGTATAATAAAGTATTGAATAACAACGATGCCTATAATAGCGAAAGCGTTAATCAAATAGATAATTTAACTGATACTCAGGTGATCACTGAAGAGCAAAGTCAAATTGTGGATAATGATGAACAAGAAAATAATGAAGCAAATATAGAAACAGAAGTTAATGAAATAATGCAAGAAATATCTGTAGATAAAATTATAGATAATGACGAAATTGTTACAATTCAACCATATCCACAAATTTCAAAAGAAGAAAAAATATTTAAAATACCTGGACCAGATTACATTTGTTACGATCAAATAGTTTTTGCAGAAAAAATAAATACATCAATTTCAAGAAAATTTTTGGAGGAATTTTATGAAGCAATAGCACATAGTACATTTTCTTATATATTCCAATTTAGAAAAGCTTTACTTTACTTGAAAAATGAAATTATTAATATACAAAAATCACTAGCCACAGATTTTGGAGAAACATATGAAAATGAATTACAGCAAAAAATCGCAGTACACTATGACTCATCATGTAAAGCGGCCATACACTATTCGCACCGCATTGCAAAAATCTTCATATCAAAACCAGGAGAAATTCCCGCAACCGAACTGGATCAAATCACTAAAGAACAAACCACAAAATTTCAAGCTTTTTTTGCGATTAAA